TTCGGCACGTCGAACACCGGCAACACCGGCGGCACGCCGGTTTCGTTCCCAGGCTCGCAGTCGATCGCCGCCAACTACGGCGCCGCGGCCAATGTCGGGCTCACCGTCTCCAAGCTGCGCAAGGCGCGCCAGCTCTTGCTGTCGGCCGGCGCCGACCTTACGACCGACGAGCTGCACTGCGCGATTACGTCACTCGACCACGACAACCTGCTCGGCGAAACGCAAATCATCAATGCGGACTATGCCGGCCAGGATTCGGCCGTGCTGCGCGAGGGCATGGTGCAGCGTTTCCTGGGCGTCAATTTTCATATCGTCGAATTCACCGACACGATCTACGAGGCGGCGGCGACGATTGGCCAGGCGACGCGCCAGATACCGCTGTGGTTGAAGAGCGGTATGCACCTGGGCATATGGGGCGACGTTACCGCGCGCATCGACGAGCGGCCCGACAAGAGCTACGCAATGCAGTGGTACGTCAAGACCACTTGCGGCGCGACCCGGCTGCAGGAAAAGAAGGTCGTCCAGGCGCTTTGCGTCTGACCGCGCCTCACGCCCCGAAAGGAAATCGACAATGGCACTCTACTATTCCCTCGAAAATGCGGGCCTGGGCTCTACGCCGGTCGTCAAGCCGGCCGCCACGCTCGGCGTCGGTGCGCGGCTTCGCGCCTACCGCGGCACGTTGAACCTCGCCGGCCAGCTCGTCACCGATAACTGGCAAGTCACGACGCTACCGCCAGGCGCGCTGTTTTGCGTTGGCATCATCAACACGACCGCCACGCTCGGCACGTCGACGATCGCCATTGGCATCAATGGCAGCAACGGCAAATACCGCGCGGCCGCGGTCGTCACCGCGGTCGACACGCCGACGCTGTTTGGTGCGGCGACGCAGATGGACAGCCAAACGCCCTACGCGGCCGACGAAGTCATCCTTGGCAGCATCGGCGCGGCGACGCTGCCGGGTGCGGGCGCGCTCGTCGTCATCATGGAAACCATCGGCGGTTAAACATCGTCGCGGCTCCCTGTCAAGCCACGGCAATCGGGCGGCGTCGCGCAACGTGGCGCCGCCCGTTTTCTTAGGAGCACCCGAAAATGGCAACGCAAGTGTTTCGCGTCAACCCTGGCGAGAACGAGTACAACGTCACGCAAGCCGTCGGCGGCGCAACCACCAAAATGGTCGAGCTCACCGTCGACCTGAACCTTACCGGCGTCGGCGGTACGCGCCAGATTACGCGCGATGAAGTGCTCGAGGCGATCGAAGAAATCGAAGGCGCGATCATGCGCAGCCCGTGGCCACCGGCATAGCGGAGCTCGAGCGTGGCCACGCTCATCGACATCGCCAATCGTGCGCTCGTCTTTATCGGCGAGGCGCGCGTGCTGTCGCTCGATCAATCGAGCAAGGCGGCGCGCGAGGCCAATAGTCAGGTCGATTTCACGCGCCGCGTCGAGCTCACGCGCAATCGCTGGACGTTCGCGATGGCGCGCACCGGGCTCGCCGCGTCGGCCACGTCGCCGGCGTTCGGCTTCGCCTACTGCTATCCGTTCCCGGCCGACGCGCTCGCGATCGACACGATCGGCGATTTCTACAGCGGGCCGAGCCTGTCCGACTACGTCATGCGCGATGAAAAGCCGTTTGAAATCGAGGGGCGCAATATCCTCTCCGACCTGCAGCCGCCGCTTAACGTGCGCTATGTGCGCGACGAGTCCGACGCCAGCCGGTTCAATCCGCTGTTCGGCGACGTCATCGCCTGGCGCCTGGCGAACGATCTATGTCGCACGCTGACCGGCTCGAGCGCTGACTTTCAGCGGCTCATCGCCGGCTACCAGCTCGCGCTGAAAGACGCCTACCGCGTCAACGCCGTCGAGCGTCCGCCGGCGCGCTCGCAGGAGACATCCTTTATTACCGCGAGGCTCTAATGGCTCGCGCCGATCCGGCAATCACCAGCTTTAACGGCGGCGAGCTCTCGCCCTATGTCGGCGGCCGCCCCGACACGGCCAAGTACGCGAGCGGATGTCGGCGGATGTTCAACTACCTGCCGCGCGTCACCGGCGCGGCCGTGCGTCGACCTGGCACGCAATACGTCGGCGTGCCGAAGAACAACACCGCGGCGCAATTGCTCGGCTTCGAGGCGAGCACGTCGGCCGTCACCGTGCTCGAGCTCGGCACGGGGTACATGCGCTTTTGGGACGGCGCGACGCGCCTGCCGATTCTCAACGCGAGCGGCGTGTGGGGCATCAATCTCGGCGTTTTCCCGTCGGCCGAGCTCGCCGTCAACTTCGACTACACCTATCCGCTGGCGAGTGCGCAATCCAATGACGTCATGTGGCTGTGCGACGGCACGCACTACCCGCAAAAGCTGTCGCGCATTGCGCAATACCAATTCCAGATTGCGCAAATGGGCGACGGCGTCAATGCGCCAGGGCCTTACAAGGATGTCAGCCCGACGCAAGCCATTACGCTCGCGTTCGGCGCGCAGTCGGGCGCGGGCGTCAGCATGGTCGCGAGCTCGGCATTGTTCGCCGCCAAAAACATCGGCGAATATTGGTACTGCCAGGCGCCGAAAACCGACAGCGTCACGCCCTGGGAGACGGCCAAGGCGATAACCGCCGGCATGGTGCGCACGTCCAACGGCCGCAACTATGTCGCGCTGACCAGCGGCACCACGGGCACCGTGCGCCCGTCGCATTCGATCGGCGCGCGATGGGACGGCACCGGCGCCTCTGGCGTGCAGTGGGATTACTCCGACGACAACTATGGCGAAGTGCTCATTACCGGCGTCACCAGCGCCACGGCGGCGACCTGTACCGTCGTCACCAAGCTACCGCTGTCCTTGACCGCCGGCGGCGCGTCGGCGCGCTGGGCGCGCGCCGCGTGGAATGTCGACGAGGGTTATCCCGTCGCCGTGTGCTTCTACCAGGGCCGGCTGTGCTTCGCGCGCGGTCAACAAGTCTGGTGCAGCGTCGCCGGCGATTTCGAGAATTTCACGACGATGGACGCGCAGCAAACGCTGCCCGACCTGGCGCTTAACGTCACGCTCGCCAATCGCAAAAACGATCGCGCCTTGTGGATGGCGGCGATGCCGAGCGCCAACGATCTCATTATCGGCACTGCCAACGGCGCCTATGCGTTAAGCGAAAACGTCTCGAGCGAAGCCTTCGGGCCTGGCAACGCGCGCGCGCGCTCGATCGCCGGCGCCGGCTGCGCACCTGTGCCGCCGGCAGCGACCGGCAATACGCTCGTTTTCGTGCAGCGCGGCGGGCGCAAGGTGCGCCGCATCGTCTACGATTTTTCGAGTAGCGGCTACGTCACGCCGGATATGACGGCATTCGCGTCGCACATTGCGAGCAAGCTACCGTCGACGCCATTGCTCACGCCGACCGGGCAAATCAAGCGGCTCGCGAGCACGCAATCGCCCGACCCTGTCATATGGGCATTCGGCTCGATGGGCGGCAATTACTTTCATTCGCTCACGTTCGACGCCGAGCAACAGGTGGAAGCCTGGGCGACGCACCAGCTCGGCGGCGTCGGCTTCACCAATCCCGACGTCACCCAGCCGCCGGTCGCGCCGTGCGTGATTGATGCGGTCGCCGTGCTGTCGCCGAATCTTCGCGACGATGACGTATGGATGATTACAACCCGCTTCGGCGTTGGCACGCCGGCCGGCGCGCCGCGCAAATTGGAAGTACTCGGCCCGCACGTCTGCTATCGCAGCAACGACAAGCTGCCGTTTTCCTACGACGAAATCACCGACCCGGTCGACGCGCAATTTCTCGACTACGGCTCGCGCGCCTTTGTCGCCGGCGACGGGCTTTCGATCCCCGCCTACGGCATGCCCGACGGCGTCACCGCCAGCGCGCTCGTCGACGGCTACACCGTGCCCGACCAGGTCATCGCCGCGGGCAAATTCGCGCTGACGCACAAGTCACGCGGCGCGGGCAACGCACGCATCGGCTTTAACTATTTGTCGATCCTGCACCCGATGCCGGCGATCGGGCAATCGCAGACGGGCACGCCCTGGGGCAAGCGCTCGCGGATCATGGCCGTCGCCGTGCGCCTGTGGAATAGCGTAGGCGGGCGCCTGCAGGCGAGCGAGGACGTCAATGCCGTTTTCGACCGCGTCAACATGCGCACGCAATCGGACGCGATGGACACGGCCACGCCGTTGAAAAGCGGCGACTACGTTATCGACATGCCGGCGGGCTACGCCGGCGGCCGCGACGATCCCACGCAAGCCGAAATTGTGTGGATTCAAGACCAACCTTTGCCGTCGACCGTGCTCGGCATGTTCATTCAAATGAGCGTGGCCGATGCCTGACCGGCTCAACATTCCCCAGGCGCACGACCCGCAGGGCGCCTACAAGCTGCAGCAGGCAATTGACGACCTGCAGGCGCGGCCGAGCGGCGGCGGCGCAACCGGCGTCACCGGCGCCACGGGCCCGTCTGGCGGCGTCACCGGCGCGACGGGCAACACCGGCGCGACCGGCGTGGGCAGCGCAGGTGCAGCGGGCGTGACAGGTGCCACCGGCAACACCGGCACCGGCGGCGCGATCGGCGTCACCGGCCAAACCGGGCGCACCGGCGCGACCGGCTCGACGGGTGCGACAGGTGCGACGGGTGCGGGTGCGACCGGCGGCACGGGCGGCAGCGGCAACACCGGCAACACTGGCAGCACGGGTGCAGGCGTCGCCGGCGCCACGGGTGCAACCGGGCCCACGGGCGCCACGGCTGGCAATACCGGCGTCACTGGCGCGACCGGCGCCACGGGTGCAGGTAGCACCGGCGCGACCGGCTCGAGCGGCGCCACGGGTGCTACAGGCGCCACGGGTGCAGGCGCGACCGGCGCCACGGGCGGCGGCGGCGGCACGGGCAACACCGGCAACACGGGCAGCACCGGCGCGGGCAACACCGGCGGCACGGGCGCGACCGGCAACACCGGCGGCACGGGTGCCGGCAGCGCGGGCGCCACGGGTGCGACCGGCACCGCCGGCACGCTGGGCGCAACCGGGCCGACGGGTGCGATCGGCGCGACCGGCACCAGCGGCGGCGGCGCGACGTGGCAGTACCAAGAATTTTTCGCGGGCGGCACCTGGACGCGGCCTACCGGCGTCAACCTGGTACGGCTCACGATGATCGGCGCCGGCGGCGGCGGCTCGTCGACGCTGACGTCGGGCGTGGGCGGCGGCGGCGGCGGTTCGGGCGAAATGTGCGTCGGCTTTGAAGTGCCCGTCACCGGCAATGTCAACGTCACGATCGGCGCCGCGGGTGCGGGCGCGCCGGCGGGCGGCGCCGCGGCGGCCGGCAGCAATGGCGGTACGACCACGTTTGGCGCGTGGAGCGTATTCGGCGGCCAGGGCGGCACCGTCGGCGGCGCCGGCGGCAAGGGCGGCGGCAGCGGCGGCGGCGCGGGCGGCGCGCTCGGCAATCCCGGCGGCACTGGCGTCAACGGCGTGCAGGAGTCGACCGTCCACGATGGGGGTGCGGGCGGCGGCGGCGGCGCATCGGGCAGCGGCGGCGCGGGCTCGGGCGGCGGCGGCGCGGGCACCAATGGCGGCGCGGGTGCGGCCGCGAATAGCGCCGGCGGCGGCGGCGCGGCGTCCATGTGGGGCGCCGGCGGCGCTGGTGGCGCGAGCAATGTCGCCGGTACGAGCGCGGCGTCGACGTGTTACGGCGCGGGCGGCGGCGGCGGCGGCGTCAAATCCGGCACGGTCACGGGCGGCGGCAACGGCGCCGCCGGCTACTGCCGCGTTACCTGGTTCGCATGATGCGCGTCGAACCCTTGACCCTCGCGCACTTCGACACGATCGACGTGCAACCCGCGCAACGCGCGCACTTCGAGCTCTTCACGCCGGCCGTGCGCGCCGAGCTCGTCAAGGTCGAGAGCGTCGCCGCGGTCGCCGACGGCCGCACGTTTTGCGTGGGCGGCGTGTGCGACCTGGGCTTTGGCCGTGGCAATGCCTGGTCGATCCTGGGCCACGGCTCGCCGCGGCATTTTGTCGGCGTGCATCGCGCCGTGCTCGCGCACCTGGCGCGCGTGCCGTTTCGCCGCGTCGAAATGGCCGTGGCGCCGCAATGCTCGAGCGCGATCCGATGGGCGCTGATGCTCGGCTTCCAATTCGAGGCGCCGATGCGCGCGTGGTTTCCCGACGGCTCCGAAGCGTACCTGTTTTCGAGGGTCAAACGATGGTAGCGATCCCGGTAATGATGGCCGTCAGCGCAGCGGTCACGGCCGCCAGTGCGGCAGCGGCAGCCGAGCAAAAGGCGCGCGCGCAAAACCAGGCGGGCGACGCGGCCACGGCCGCGGGCGGCGTCGCCGCGGCGCAGGGCTACGCGCGCGAGGACGTGCAGCGCCGCTCGAGCGCGCAGCAGCTCGCCGAGCAATACGCGAGCGGCGCCGGTTCCGGTATTGCGCAAGGTACGGGCAGCGCGCTCGATGTCGCGACGACGTCGGCCACCAATGCCGAATACAGCGCACTGACCACGCGCTACGGCGGCCTGGCGCAGCGCGATACGTTCCTGCAGCAAGCAGCGGCACTACACGCGAGCGCCAGCAACACGCGCACGAGCGGGTATTTCAACGCGGCGGCGGCGGGCCTTTCGCAATTTGTGGGCGGCATGAAGCCCACGACCTCGCCGGCGGGCGTCGACCCGTCGGCCGCTTTCGGGCCCTAAGCGATGGCAAATACCGGCGTTATCCCCATTCAAGGCGGCGGCCCGAGCGGGCCGATCCAGGCGGCGCCTGTCGCCGAGCCCGTCAACATCGCGCCGGGCCTGGCCGAGCTCGGCCACGCCGGCGGCGAGTACGCGCAAGCGCTGCGCATGCAGGACAACCGCGACGCGGTCGCCAACGCGCATTTGCAAGTGTCGCAAGCCGCGGTCGACCTTGCGCAGTGGCAGCGCGATAAGCAGGACACCATCGACGGCGACCCGTCCGGCTACACGCCGATGGTCGCCGACCAGGTCAGCAAATACGGGCAAGACCTCATCGGCCAACAATCCAACCCCTACGCGCGCCAGTACGCGGCGCGCGCGTTCGCCGCGCTGCAGCGCTCGCAGCTCGATAGCGCGATGCAATGGGAGGCGGGCGCCAAGGTCAAGTGGCGCGTCGACCAGGTCGGCCAAATCACCGACAACTATTCGCAATACATGCTGCAGAACCCGCAGGCGTATGACGACGTCACCCAGGGCGTCAGCGCGGCGATCGACGATATGCAGCTTCCCGCCGCGGTCAAGGACAAACTCAAATCGGGCAGCGATATGCAGTTTCGCATGGCGGCGGGCTATTCGATGAACAACCAGCACGCCCGGCTCATGCAGTCCGTCTACAACAAGATGACGGGCGTTGCACCCGGCGACCTGCCGAGCAACGACGCGCCGAGCAATGCCCCGGCACCGGGCAGCGTCGGGCCGCCCAGCGCACCGGCGGCGCCGGATGGGTCAGCGCAGCCTGGCGCGCCGGCTGCGGCGCCTGGCGGCTTTGACGCGGCCTTTACGCGCATCCTCAAAACCGAAGGCGGCTACGTTGCCAACGATGCCGGCGCCGGCCCGACTAACCTGGGCATCAACCAGGCGGCGCACCCCGGCATCGACGTCAGCACGCTCACGCCCGACACCGCGCGACCGATCTACAAAAGCGAGTATTGGGACGCGATCGGCGCCGACAAGCTGCCGCCGAATGTCGCGCAATTCGCGTTCGATACCGCGGTCAACCAGGGCCCAGGCTTCGCCAAAAAGATGCTCGCCGCGACCGGCGGCGATATGCAGCAGATGCTCGCCTACCGGCTGCAGGGCTACCAGCAGACGGCGCAAGACCCGGCGAAGGCGGGCAACCTCGCCGGCTGGACGGCGCGCGCCACCAATCTCGCCAACGAGCTCCAAGGCCAGGCGCCGCAAACGCCGACGCAAATCGCCCAGGCCAACGCGCCCACGATGGTCGACGTCGACCCGGCTATTCCCGTCGAAACGCTGCCGGGCATGCAGGTCGACGGCAATGTCAGCCTGTCTTTTTTGCGCGGCCTGCCGGCGTCGAAAATCATCGAGCTCAAAAACCACGCGGACACGCTCGTTCGCAAAGACCAGGCCGACGCGCAGGCGCAATTGCGCGCGATATGGTCGACCAACGCCGACCAGGTCGCGCACGGGAACATTCCGGCAATGCCTGACCCGGCGCTTATCGCGCGCGCCTACGAGCCTGGCAAGGCGGCCGAGCAAACCGCCATGTTTCAAACCCAGCGCGATATGGGCGTCGCCGCCGCGGGCGCTGGCACGATGACGATTGCGCAGCTCGACGCGCAGATTGAAAAGCTGCGACCGACGAGCCTGGACGATCCGCAATGGAAGGAAAAGCAAACCAACGCCGATACCTTCCAAAAGGCGCGAAACGGCATCGTCGCCGAGCGCGACAAAGATCCCGTGCAGGCGGCCAGCGATCAAGGCATTGCCAAGATCAACCCGCTCAACACCAACGACCCCAAGGCGTTCGCGCTCGAGCTCAAAAACCGCGACGCGATCGCGCAGACGATGCGCGACAGTTATGGCGTCGCCGGCTCGTCGCCGTTTACCAAGCTCGAATCCGATGCGATGGCCGAGAATTTCCACAACCTGACGCCGAGCGCGGCGGTCAACTTTATGACGTCGATGCGTCAGAACCTTTCGTCGGACGTCTACCAGGCGGGCGTCGCCGCATTCGCCAAGGGCGCGCCGACGATCCAGGCGGCCGGCAACTTCGCGGCGAAGGGCCCCGTCGCCGCCGCACCCGACGGCACCAAGGCGAGCCAGGTCGCGCTCACCTTGCTCGAGGGCGATCGCATGCTGCGGCCCGACAAGGCGGCGAAGCAGGAAGGCGCGCGCGTCTACACGCTACCGCCGACGCAAGGCACGGCCGGCATGGATCAATACATTGGCCAGCAGGTCGGCGAGGATTTCAAATACGACCCCGACAGCTTCGCGCGCGCGAAGCAGGGCGTTTACGCCTATTACGCGGCCGACAGTGCTGCGCACGGCATCTACAACGAGCCCGCCTACGATAGCAAGCGGCTCGATCATGCAATCGATATGGTCATCGGCCAGCGCTCGAAATTCGGCACGACCAACGTTGGAATCGGCGCGCTGTCGGCGAGCTTCGGCGGCCAGGGCGTGCTCATGCCGTGGGGTTACAAGGAGGACGATTTTCGCCGCAACCTGCAGCGAAGCTACGTCAACAGCATGGCAGCGGCCGGGCTCACCAAAACCACGGTCGACGACCCGAGCAAATTGACGCCCGTGCGCATCGACGATTACCACTACGGGCTCAAATTGGGCGACACCACGTTAATCAATAAGCAAGGGCTGCCGATCATTCTCGACGTCAACCCGACGCCAGCCAGCCCGTGAGCGCATTCGATACACCCGACAGCGCAGCGCAACGCTACGACGCATTGACGTCGGCGCCGGCGGCGTCGCCAATGGATGTCGGCCCGAGCATCATGGACGGATTCGGCACCGACATTGCCAAAATCCCGGTCGACGTCGTCGCCAAGGCCGGGCTCAACGTAATGTCGAGCGCAATTACGCCGGCCAAACTTGCGATCGGCCACGCGCTCAATAACCAGGACATCATCGATTCAGCGAACGAGCAACAAGCGCGCATCGAGCGCGACTATCAGCAAAACTTTGTGGCACCACAGACGTCGGGCGCGGCGTCGCAAGTGCTGATACATGGGCTCATCGTACCGCTCGCCGAATGGTACACGGCAGCGGCGAGCGGCGGCCGCTTGATCGGCGCCGGCTACCAGGGCTTGACCGCGTACAACACGGCGAAAATCGGATACGAGGCGCAAGGCGTCGACACGTTGACCGCGCACCTGTTGGCACTTGGCCAGGGCGCCGTCGCCGGCGGTACGGCGCTCATTCCCGGCGGCCTTGGCGCGAGCGCCAAGGAAGGCGTCAGCCTGGGCATGAATGCGTTGCGCGTGGGCGCGGCGCAAGCGGGCGTCAACCTCGTCACCGGCGTCGGCACGCGCGCAGCCACGCAAGCCTACCTGGCCAACAACGGCTATTCCGAGCTCGCGGCGCAAGTGCATCCGTTCGCCGTGGGCGAAGGCACCGTCGACGCAGCACTCGGCTTCGGGCTCGGCTTCCTGCACACGCGCTACCTTGGGCATCCGCCGACGGTGCGGCCTGGCGCACGACCCGGCGAGACGGCGCCGCCAGGTGCGGAGCCCACGGCGCCCGGTTTGGAGCCCGTTGCACCCGGCGGCGAAGGCATGCCGCCAGGCGAGCCCGCGGGCGGCAGCGGCGCCGTGCCCGTGTCGCCAACGCTCGATGACGCGATGACGGTCAACAGCGTCGGCCATGCGGGCGTCGACCTCGCACCCGGTATGCCGGCCGACGTCGACGCGATCAACGCGCACGCCGACGCCATGCAAGAGTCGACGATGGCCGAGCTCGCGGGCGACCCGGTCAAGGTTACGGCGATGCTCGAGGGGCAGCATTTCCTGCCCAATCCGCCCGAAGTGGAAGCCGCGCAGGCGCAGCTTCACGCCGACGCGGCTGACGCGATGGCCGAGCAAGCCCAGGCGCGCGACGCCGATCGCGCGGCCGCGCTCGAGCTCCCGGCGGCCGAGCCCGCGAAAGCGCCCGAGCGCGTGGCGACGCCTGCAGCGGATGACGAGCACATTGCGAGGCTGCCGCCCGAGCAGCAGCAAGCGCTGCGCGATATGTACGAGAAGGCGGCCGACGAAAAGCCCGCGTTCGACGCGACCTTGCGCCGCATCGCCGGCACCATCCCAGGCGGCGACGTCGACATTCCCGACGAGCTCAAAGGCACCAAGCGCGCGGTCGAGAAGATAACGTTGGACTACCTCGACGAAAACGGCGTGCCCGACGCATCGCGCATCGGCGATCTACTGCGCGGCACGGTCGTCAGCGATAGCGTGCAGGGCACCCAGGACGCGCTCGCCGCGTTCGATGCGCAATATCCCGGCGGCAAGGTCAAGCGCAACGGTTTCGCGCCGGACTATGTGCCGGACGCCGACGGCTACCGCGACATCATGGTCAAGGCGAACGTCAACGGGCACACGTCCGAGCTGCAAATACACCTGCCGGAAATGCTCGCGGCGAAAAAGCGCGTTCACAAGCTCTACAAAGAGCGGAGCGACCTGGAACGCCTAGCCAACGACGAGAATCGTCTACAGACGCCCGAAGAAATCGCGCGCATTGACGAGCTCAACGCGCAGATGCGCGCCGAGTACGAGCCCGCGTATCAGGCGGCTTTGTCGAGGGACGCGCAGAACCGGCGGAATTGGACTTCGGAAAGCGAGGCGCCTTCGTCGCGGGCAAGCCCAGGGTCGAATTTGCGCGGCGAGGCGCCGTCGAATGCGGCGCAGTTCATCGAGGGAATACCAGAGCGGATGACGACCGGCACGCCGTCGACGTTGAAAAACGAGGCGCCTTTAGGAAACGAATCAGGCAAAGCAGCCATTGTTGCAACCTCCACCCCGAGTATACCAGAAAACGAGCCAGCTGGGCAAAAAAGCCCAACGCCGGCCAGCAAAGCGGTCGACGAGGGGCTTAAAGGCAACAAGGGCGAAGTCAACATCGGCGGCCAATACGTGCCCGTCAGATGGATGGTCGTTGACGCCAAGGCGGTCGAGCCCACGCTCGACAAGGGCGAGACGCAAGCGCGCGATCGCAGCCGGGCCGCGTCCGCGGCCCAGGTCGCATCGATCGCCGCCAATATCGATTTCAAGCAGCTCGGCGATTCGCCGCTCATGGACTACGGCGCGCCGACACTCGCATCGGACGGGCGCGTGGTCGGCGGCAATGGTCGCGTGCTCGCGATCAATCGCGCCTACGAAACCGGCAACGGCGAAGCCTACGCGGGCCCCATGCGCCAGGCGCTCGAGCAATTCGGCATCGATCCCAAGGCGGCCGAAGGCATGCAACGGCCGATGCTGGTGCGCGTGCTGCCCGAAGGCGCCGACGTGCGCCGCGCGGCGCTCGCCTCCAACGAGGGCGGCGGCGCGCGCATGTCGCCGCTCGAGCAAGCTGGCGTCGACGCCGAGCGCCTGCCGCCGCTGGGCGGCTTTAGCGTGCCCGAAGATGGCGACCTCAACACGCCGGCCA